TGTCGTTAGTAGCGTTATGCTCCGTTCGCATCCAATAATGAAACGCGTCATAAAACATACCATTTCGATTCGGAAAGACTTTTCCCGGGCCACAATAGTCAGCTTGGAATATATCCCGATATGCATAATATCGTTCGCGGGTGAGTGGAAACTGTATCACGCCCACCTCAACGAGAAGAACATCGCATCTTCTTCGCGGTCGAACGAAAAATAGAGACGAGTATCATCGAACACGTGGTGGCTCATAATACGTTTTATTCCGTAGAAAGTGCCGTCGCAGTAACTCCACGTTCCGGCGCGAGAAGGTCGTTCGGGATCATCAACACGATGACCTCCCCAGCGTTCATGACACCATTGAACCACGTGAATGTAGTTCGTATGCTTGGTAGGACGAACGACCCAGCAATTTCGATCCTTGAGGAATTTCATCCCCACCTCAGCAGGAAAAATGTAACATCCTTCATCGCTCGAAACTTATACCAGCCTCCCCAATGGTCCCACTTGTCGCCCAGCTTGCCAAATGTTTGGGAGCACCAGCGGAATTTCTCTGAGCCAGGGTCTGCGTCAACGTAAAATTCAAACCACCCATATCTTTCAACGAATTTCATAACCATCTCGCAAACGTACGGAGGAATTCATCTTCGGGCAAGCTACTAACATCGTGGTCTTCTGGCAAATACAGCACTGAATCGCCGAACTTGGCCAACTTCGCACCCGGCTTGTCGCCCTGTACGCAGGCGATCTTGCGTTGCGGCATCGCCATCAACCACCCACCAAGATGAATTGGGTTGCAGCCCATCATTGCGACTGCTGGCAACCCGTGATGATGTAAACGACACGCATCAAAGATGCCTTCAGTGATGAAGAAGAATGGATCGAGCCAGTCAACAGTTTCGAGACCCCAAACAACGAGCTCAGAATCGCGGCTCGCGCAAGGCTTGGTCGTCCAGCTGAAGTATTTCTGTTTTTTGTAGTCGCCGACTTCTTTCTTCGGCTGTGATGGGTTGTAGCATTGATAGCCGTAGCATTTGCCTGACAGGTTGTACATCGGGAACGCGGCGATTTCGTCGCCAACGTAGATGTTTGAATATCGTTCGACATCCAACCAACGTGACTTCAAATGTGATAGCATCTTTTCCATAACTCGTATTATACGCGAACGGGGAGGAAAAGTCAACCAGTATGAGGATTTCCGAGGATGAACATCGTTAGATCAGATTCGTTACGGAAACAGAGAATGAGCGTGTCGCTTCCGTGCAGATACTCCCAGGCTTCCCCGCAATAACCGAATTTCCACATCATCCACCGTATCACCGGCTTCGTGCTTGATATTCCAGTGCGAGGAACAGAGGTACGATACGGGAATTGGGAGTAATCTGACCTGCTGTTTAGCATTCGGTTACTCGCCGCCGAGCACAGCAGAGCAGAATCCCCACAGGAAGGCAAGGGTGAGGCCGATAACGATGAGCGGCGTTAGAAGAAAGATGATGACCTTGGCTGGGCGCGACATCCGCCGGTAGACTGCATCAGCGTCGGCAGACGCCTTCGCCAGCTCTTTGAAGGCTGCTTCTTCTTCGTTATTCATTGATGTCGTCGGCGCCTTCTGCTGCTTTGGCAATAATGAACGCACCGAGCGCCAGTCCCATACCGTAGCTGATCGTGTGCAGGATGAATTTTTTCGGATCGACGAACTGGTCCACCATTGCCGACAGCAGCACCGGGATTAGATAAAAGGTCACAGTGTAGAGTCCGATCAGGGCGAGTTTGACTTTCGTTGAGTTTTTCATAGTGTTCTTTCTTGGTTAGTTGACTTGTTTGTAAACCGGGAAATCTTCGCTTATCGCAACACACCATCGCGTTCCTGGACGATAAGACCGTTCGCGCTCGATAGCTTTGACTGTTTTGCGATTGACCTTCGTTACCGTTGCAGTAACGTTATAGTGGCCACCACGACCGTTGCCATTACAGGTGAACTCAAACACATCACCGTCTTTGAGCTCTTTGGCATTAGTGATTCGGATCGAGGTCATTACGCTGCAACCTTGACCAGTTGCTCGCCTGTTTGCTTGATTGTGGTCATCGAAGTGTATCGCGGGTGTTTGTAGTCGATGAACACGAAACATTCAGTAAATCGCGTAACCGTACCTTTGACCAGCTCGCGATAGTTTGGAAGGATGAACACAACCGTATCGCCCACTGCTAACTTGTGAGACATAAAATCAAAGTGTTCGACCATTTGCTTCTCCTGTAATGCGTTTCAATATTCGTATTATACACGAACTACAGGAAAAGTCAACCGATATGGTTAGGAAAGAATGCCTCCGGAGGCCCATCGTGCGCCACCCAGTGATACCCAGTGTGAGGGTTTGCCTATCGCAGGAGCCGAGTTGATTACCCAGGTCCCCGGCTTGGCTTCGTAGGTTGGGATCGTGGCAGAGCTGGTGACTGCGACTTCACCTACGTTGAGCTTCGGTATCGACACTGATCCGTCGACCTCCAGCGTTAGGTTCTCTTTATTGTTCGCAGACAGTACGAGCTGCTGATTGCGCTCGGTGCCAAAAAACGCCACGTTTTGACGCTGTTTCTTCACTAAAACCTGGCATTCTGCGTCCCAAATGTCAAGAACAGCGGCTGGTTCTACGGTGCCTATACCAATGCGCTTGTTTCCTGCAAAAAGGGCGTTTCCGAGTGTGGATTCGCCTTCGACGATGAGCGTCTTGAGATGGCCGAGCTTTTGCAGATTGGATTCTGTGATCGAAGTACCGAGCTGATTCCCTTTGACGATCTCTTTCCCGTCGAGGGTGATTTTTGACAGATTGATGCCGTCGGTCTTGATTTTTGCGAAGACGGTGTCGGCGAATATATCGAACATCTCTTTCGTCATTGCCAAACGTACCAGTCCAGCAGCGCGTTCGCTCACGTCTTTGAAGAAGGGTGAGTCAGGATCGATTTCACCAGTGAGGGTAAGATCGCCGTCTACTGTGAGATCACCTTTGATGTCAGCTGACGCTGCAACAAGACGATTTTCAACGACAGTGGCCTCGTCCATAATGGTCAGAATACAACCAGTGGCTCTGTCCTGGATGCCAGTGGATCCGAATTTTTGAATGATCCCGCCTACGACATTTTCGCCTGATGCGCGGAAGGATGACAGATCAATCGCTGCTCCCGGGATCGACTTATCCGGAAAATTCACCGTCTTGATTGCATTTCCTAGAGTCCGGTCTACGTATTCTCGTAGCATTGCCTGCACATCGACCTGGGCCAATTTTTGCGCGACGTCAGCCTGCACCTGCTTCGTTAGCTGCGCCTTCAGGGAATCTACGATTACAGTCGTCTGTTCTACTGCTGCATCAGATACCGTTTGAGTGACATCGATTGCTGCGGATTTTTTTGTTACTTCGTCCGCCAACTTAGACTTGAGTCCGTCGACTATCGATCCTGCAAGCTCGGTCGTTAAATCCTGGACGAGCTGGTTGACATCGATTTGCGCGATTCGGGCTGTTACGTCCTCAGCAACCTGCCCGGCGATTGATTGTTCTACGTCTCGTATTAGAGTCTTGGCTAATTCTGCTGCTAGATCATTGGTTGTTGGCATCGAGTACCTTTATCTTGGATTCTATGACAGAGTAGAAAGAATCTACCTCTCCGGAGAATCTACCTTTAATGTGTTGCATTGCGTCTAGCGCCGATTCATATCTCCCTGCATTGTACGAATCAATAAACGTCTGATGAAGTCTGCATAGACGTTCTAGGTCTGGCATCTCGCCTAACACTGATTCTGGTTTGACTACGCAATACGCTGTGAGCAATATACCATCAGTATTAAATGTTTCGAGCTCTAAAACTGTGTGCTTAGAGCGTAGCTCGTCAGCTGATTCTTTACCTAGAATGATTTGCATTATTTCTTCTTCGGCGTGATGCCGAGCTGCTTGTAAATATTCTGCACTGCGACTGCTTGGGCGAACGCATCTGCTAGAGCGTTGTGCGCTGACTTGTTACTTGTTTTTGCGGAGTCATCGCCAAGATCCATAATCGTGCGCGAATCGCGAATCTGCCAGAAGTTCCAAGGACACGGTTGTTTCATCTGCTTATACAGATTCTCCAGCATCCCGATGTCGAACAGAATACCTTGAGCCCAGATCTTATCAACACCGACCACGTATTTGTTGATCTGCGCAAGCACGTCAACTAGAGGAAGGCGATCTTCTTCGCTCATTGCTTCTTCGAAGATTGCTGGATCCTGCTTGCCCCACCATTCTAAGGTTGACTCGTCGATAGTACGACCTAATGCAGTTTGCTCGTCAACGTTGATTCGAAAATACAACGGAGTATGCGGCTCTTGCAGATTGTATGGATCAAACTTTACTGCCCCTAGCGTCAAGACCACTGCATCTGGTCCGGTACCTAGAGTTTCCATGTCGATCATAACATGCGTGCTCATAGGGTGGCCTCCAATTTTATTAAAAGTGGAAATCCGGCGTTGCGAGCCATGATTGTTGCTTCGACGCCTTTTTGCTCGGCGAGTTCGTATGGTAGAACGGCAGCAACTGCTGAGCCTTCTTCATGCACTTGCATACACAAGGCATTTGCCGAGTCTTCCGAATGATTGAAAATTGCCATAAGACTGGCTACTACGAATTCCATCGTAGTGACGTTGTCATTCATATAAATGACCGAAAACAGACTTGGCTTTGCAAGGTCAAGCTTCGCTTTGGTTTTTTCTTTAACTGAGGTGTCAGTTGATGCCATGATAGTTCCTGTATAAGTAAGGGGGATTTCTCCCCCTAGATTAGGTGTTACTCGATTGATTTTTCAATCTGTGTTGCTGATCCGATAGCAATCTTTCGAGGTTTTAACTCCTCTGGGACTACTACCTCTAGGTCGATCTCTAACAGTCCGTCGGCATACTTCGCACCGAGAACAACAACGTGTTCAGCTAAGGATAGCACCTTAGTAAACGATTTGCTGCTGATGCCTTTGTAGACGTACTCTTGTTCAACACGATCTTTCTGATAACCAGAAATCGTCAACACATTGTTTTCGACTGCGATGTCGAGCTCGTTTTCCTTAAATCCTGCTACAGCTACTGATATAGTATAGCTGGTATCGCTATGTTTCACAATATCGTGTGGCGGATATTTTTCAGAATTGGCAAGATTGCTTGCAGTGTGGGACAGACGATCAAACATTGTGTCGAAGCCGACAGATGCTCGATGTAAGTTGGCGAATAGTGTTGGTAAATCAACTGTAGATAGACGTACTGAGTTCATGATTTTTCTCCTTTATTAAGCAAGTCATGATGTATGCAGCCCGACAATCGGCACTGCATACACATATTTATACGCTCTTTTAGGGAGATGACAAAATATTTTGGTAATCAATCTGACCAAAAATACTAGAACCAAGACTATTAGAAGAATTTCTTTGGAAGGGTATCGTTGGATACCTTCTTGAGCCAGCGTTTGCGAGCTTGAGCTGCTGCGCGTTTTCTTTTTGTGGTAGGCTTTTCATAAGCCTCACGTTCCTTGAGCTCGATGAGCAGGCCCGAGTCTTGGACCTTATTTTTGAACTTTCGAAGACCAGCTTCGAATCTACCGTCTTGAATGTAGACTGTATTGCCTGGACACATATCCGGTGATGTATTAAACGTTGCCATTATTTTCCTTGGGTTAAGTTGTTGACGAAATAGTCAACGGGTGATTCAATTCGGCGATTTTGTGACATCAGGAAAGTCTTCTCTCCGTAGTGATAAATCTCGCCCGCCTTTGCTGCAAGACGATCCTTGTGTGGACTGTCTTCGTTCTGCACCGTGTTGATGATTGTAGCTGATACTTTGCCCATCACCGCGTGGAGCCATTCACGGTTGTTCATCGCTACGCAATAGACGTAAACCGTGAATACGTCTGCTGCTGTCTTCAGATAGAAAGCAACATTCTCTATTTCAGATTGTGTTGGATCTATCAATAAAACACTGAATACTCGGCCGTCAATGAAGTCGGGCGGAGTGACAATGTTTGAGCACTCTTCGATTGTTTCCATGTTGCCTCTTGTTTGTTTTGTTAGATTACTCAGGATGAGCCCCTAAATACTTTGCTACCTGCTCTTGTTCTAAATCCGACAGATCATCTGCATCGTATTCACCAGTTGACACCTTAGCAATGAGTAATTTTATATACTCTTCCTCATAAGCATACACGTCTACGTTGGCTTTGTCAACTGAAATCCACTTAGAATCATTCCATTTGAACAACCTCGCCGGAGTGTAGTCAATACGTAAGAACATATCGCCTTTGTCTGGATTTGGAGGGAATGCAACACCAAAACTAGCAGCCCGACCTTTTGGTAATGCCGCCAAATTATCTTCCAAACGAGACATGTCTGTGTCGATTTTTTCTGGAATATGCGCGTCAGAATAACCTAACGAATGATCTGCCACCTTACGTGCCACAACACCAGACCTATGATCCTCGCTGAATACGATTGGTTCTGGTAATGAAGCAGTTGCGTCGAATACTAATTCTACTGGTGCTACAACTTCTTGAGTCTCTGGTTCTACTGGTTCTTCTAATTGAGCTTCTAACTCAGCAAACACTTCAGTTGCATCATGCCACTCAGCATCAGCAGAGTCAGCAATCTCAATTCGTTCAGCTAATACCTGCGGAAGGTCGTCTGCTGGTTCGTCAATCTCAGGTAATGGCTCCGGCACTGGTTCTACTGCCTCACCTTCGTATAATTCCCAACGATTCGCATCTAGGACTGATTGGAACTCTTCGCCTAACGGTTCTTGACTGGCGACGATTGTATCGACGGGTGTTGTCACGGTTGCTGCTGCGAGTTGGGCGCGTAACGATTCAATTTCAGCTATGGCAGCGTCAAGCTTTTCTTGCATCTCTCGTTGCACTTGCTGAGATTTCATTGTTGAATGACGGAGTGCTGCTAATGCTCCTTCCCTCGACAGAATCTCTTCTCGAAGCTCTTTTTGCTGTGTGGTTACAGATTCTATCTCTGATAGCACAATCTCAAGCTCGTCTTCTTTCCCCTTAGCCAACGCCTGAGCAAGCTCTAACTGAGTAGCCAAATCATCCAATAACTGCAAATCAGTTTTTGCAGTTGCTAATTCTTGCTCGACGGTCTCTTTGTTTGTTAGCAAGGAATCGTATTCTGCTACTAGAGCTGCCAAATCGTCCTTCAGCGTCTTTTCACGACTTAACGATTCGGTTACTGTTTCCTCTAGCCCGTTAATCATAAAATGTAAATCAGTGACATGGTCTGTCATGTCTGTGACTTGCTGGATTATCCCGCCTAATTCTTTTTCTCTTAGAGCTCGAACCTCAGTTGCTGCGGATAATTGTTTGTTTGTTTCGTCAAGGTTGATAACGGAATTTTCAGCGCAACCATCGCATTCACTAAGCAGACGTTTTTCGAACTCTAACTCACATTGGGCACGAGTTGTTTCTACTGCTTGACTTACTAATTCTGCAATGTGCTCTTCAGTTTTGTGGGAGATTGTCTCTTTCGCTGATGTTAGCTTTGCTGCCTCTTGCACGGCCTCAATCTCTGCTTCGATCTTGTCGTGCTTCTTCTTTCGTCGATCTAACGACGACCAATCCATGGAGGTAGTTGCTGCAAGGAGTAGAACGATTGCTAACGGATCAAAAACTGCAACGATAATCATAATCACCCAACGTACTGCCGCTTCTAAGATTGTTTCGTCGGCTTTATCGCCATAGATGACTGCTGCGATATATCGAATTGGACCAACGTCTGCTACGACTTTTCGTAACTGACTTGCTACTGGTGATCGTTGTTCTTGAAGTTTGACGATTTCTTTCTGCGCTTCGTCGATGTCTTTCTGTAATGCAGAACGTTCTTTTGCTTGTGATTTGCGCAATGCTGCTGCCTTAGTAGCGCCTGTATCTGTTGTTGATCTTGCGAGTAACTGGTCAACTGATCCGTCCATCTGCACCAATGCTTTCTTTGATGAGTCGATGTTGTCACGTTGCGTTTTTATCTTCTCGTCGAATAACGAGACCTGGGCTTGAATGTCGCCGGATGGTACTGCTTGATCTGCGTGTCCTTTTGACAGGAATCCAAAAATGCCCATCGAGGTGATGAACATCAGAATGACCACTGCTAAGGTAAGGTATGATTTAATTTTCCAATCTGCGCGGTGCCAATTATAGTGCAGCCAAACTACTGTTGAAACTTTTCCTAGCTCTAATGCCGCTCCCATGATAATGATAGGGATGACTGCGGCGGAAAATATCGCGGCGAGACCGACGATGCTGAAGTATGCCGAGATGCTCGAAATAATCAAGGCGGAGAGTAGTGTGGTTAATCCTAATATCATAGTGTATTTAGTCCAGGTATAGCGTACAGCTTACGCTTTTCGTTGGGTGTATAGCAACGAAATCGGTAAGATTATTTCCAGGGGCGGCCCTGAGTCGGCGATTTAAGCGAGATGTCGAGGATATGCAGAGGGCGATATCCGACAGTGTCTGTTGTGGCTCGTTTGGTTTGTGCTAAGGCGAGCTTGGCTGCTTTACGCGCTGTCTTGCTGCCGAGATGACTAATACCGTTTTTTGACATGATGATGTCTCCTATACGGTATTTATCACATATCAATCACTTCGGGCAAGAGAGAATGAGGAGTGTTACAATGTTGAAAGCAATGGCGCTAAACGTGATAAGAATGAGTCGAATCACGTCCATGCCGTCAATGTGCCTTTGGTTGTTGCTGATCGACGTATGAGCACTGACGAGTTTTGATTGCGTCGTTGATTGCGTCGTCGAATGGATTGTCAAATACAAATTTCAGATCATTGTATAGTTCTTCGATCTCGTCGTCGGATGCGTTTGCGGCGCTGAGTTGGTCGAACAGTCTGTGTGCCATATATTCCCTTTTACTGTAAGTATTTATTGTACTATAGTCTTGGATTTAACGCAATGATTATTTAAAAGGATGCCGAAACGAGAGCTTGTCAAATCCGTGTTGCGCGATTCGATCCTTATCTGAAATCGTAACCATCTCCGGGGTTTGGCGAGGAATAACCCCACCAACATACATGCTCAACTCTTGCATTGCAGTGAATGGATCCTTCACTTTGACGAATTGAAGCTTCTTCAAAACAGGCAGAAACGAAATAGTCTCGTCGTACAGGTCGACAACGAAGTATGGGACCTTGTTGTCAACAAAAATGTCGCTATGCTTATCGGCGATTGAGTTGCTGATGCCGCGAACCAGCTGATGCATCTGACGGGAATATGTGCGATTCTTGTTTTTCTTTGAGCCGGTTCGCCCGCTCTCGAGATAGTTCGTCGCAAATTTCGGAGTGTTGCAATACATCATCGCAGTAAATTTATCTGATACTGCATCAATGTCGGCATCGTCGGACAGGTAACTGAACTCAGTTACTTCCTTGCCGGAGGAAGTCCACGCCTCGATACTACGCATTTCGTATTCATACGGATCAGGTTTGAACTCAGCTCGGTACATAACCGCAGGATACAGTTTTCCGCAGAACCCAACAATCACGACACGCACCGTAGCAAACGTGATGTTATCGTCGACGCTATCAGGCATGGCGCTCCAGGTCAACGAATACGGAACGCGCTGACCGATTTGACTACGATATCCGTTAGTCAGTCCAGCGTCCTGCAATGATTGTTGAATCTTTCTGACCACAGATTCTGGGCCGGCCGATTCTTCACGCAGAAAGATGAGCGACTCGTCGCGGCCGTATACCAGTGCGGAGTCGTAGTAGTCTTTGATTTTGCTGATTATTCTCATGGTCTTTTATTTATTGAAAATATGCGTGTAACCTTGTATTGCCCGAATTTGCTGATGAACGCATCAGTATCGGGTAGAGCTGCGAGCTCGTCGAACTCGTCGTCGAGTGGCTCCGGAACGAGGTATCGAACCCCGTTGGCGTCAAAGCAAATAGTCAGATTTTCTTCGGTCATCATTAACCCAGGTAGAAATCAACAGCACCGGAATACTGTGGTGCTAAAATCCGCACAACAGTACCGAAGTCGTCAACGGTCTGACGAGCCCGGAACAACGCCGTATAGAACACGTCGTACTCTGTGGCGTCCATCGCCGGCTTAACCTTGGCAACGAGCAGTAAGACCGCGGGGAGCAGCGACCGTCTTGCAGACCTTCATCATCACCGTTTGACCGTTCATCTCGATCGGAACCATCGTGTAATCAGCGGCTTTGGTCTTAGCAGCATTTGCCTTCCTGTTCACTTCGCGCATTTTGGCCATTTTGCAGTTCCTTTGTTGTGTTACGTTTGTAGTTCCAATATGTGTATTATACGCGGATTTGACCAAAAGTCAACCTTTATTTACGCCACGGCGCATTTTCATTGTCGTTTTCTTTAAGGAACACCGATAGCTGATCTCGCTCGTCTTGCGGCAACGAGGTATGCCACACGTAAAAATCCGGAATAGCATTCGGCTCATTTGCCGCAATGCGGAGATACTGCTTCTTCATCATCGCAATCATTTCTTCGTCGGACAGTGTCATGGCTTATCCTTGAACAATACCGAGGCGGCCCAGTCGATCAAACTTGTAGATGATCGACACCATTCGCGTATTTTCATAGACCTTAGCTGCTGCGGCGCGATAGTCGTCGTCGGTCGCGTTGTCGAGCCCGGTCACACGTTTTAGGGCGTTTCGATACTTTCGCTCGCTTCCCGCCTTGATCTTCTGCAGATCGTATTCAATCAGATCTGCTACCATGCTATCCATTACAGAACCATCACCCATCATTTCTCCTCAGTAGTCAACACTGCTATCTTGCCCACAGCAACGTGACGGGCGATCGCCGAAACTCGCCAAAACACCTTCTTCTTGAATTCTTTGCCGTTCTTGTCGCAAAGCACCAGATCGTAAACATGATTATGAACTGGCATATCGCTGACGCCATTGCTTTTGCGGAGGCGGACGATTTTTGTGAACTGCCCGGGCTTGAAGGATTCACCTAACGTGATGCCTTCATAGCCAGTTGTCCAGCAAAGGACTGTGCCGACCGGATATGCAGTTAGTGATTCGAGCCAACGTTTGTAACCGTATAAATCTTCGCTTGCTTTTGGGATCATTGTTTTTCTGCCGTAAATAAGTCAACAAATTCAATACCTGCGGCATAAACAACACCTGCGATCAATGCGACGGCTGCAATCACCGGCAGCACATCGCTAGATTCTGGCATCAACACGCCAGTTGCAACTGATCCAATAATCAAGATCCATGCCAGCTTTTTATGAATACTTTTGGCGAACTTAGTCATTTGCTGCTCCTGTTGTGCGTTTCAATATGTGTATTATACACGGATTACAGGAAAAGTCAACCGATATTTACACCGGATAGCTGACCTGGAGTTCGGTTTGCCCGGTCTCTTTGTCGATCAGGGTCGCCCAGCGTGGCGTGGTATTGTCGCAGCATTGGCGGAATTCTGCTTCGCTGTTGAACTCGAGCGTTGTGGTATTTTTGGACGACTTAAATCTCAGGATAGCGACGAATTTCATTTGTTTCTCCAGGACCAGTTTAGGATTGCCAAGCAGATCGGTTCATACAGCGATGCGCAATCTTCTCGCGAAAGGAAACTGCCATTCTCGGACAGACCGAAATTGCCGATCGTGCTGTTGTGGACTTTGATGTGACGGCCATCAACTGTGACTTCGAAGTTATTGCCGGCAATTTTCGTTACGCTTATCGAACTCATTTGGTTCTCCTTTTACCAGCGCGACGACTCAAGATCAAGCTTTTCTGTTACACGATTTTTTTCATGCTTGCATTTCGTGCATACATCGCAGGAAGTGTCGAATGCCATCTTACCTTCCCAGTATCGGTTACCACGAAAAACATAATTGTGTTCGCACTTTGCAATCTTGCGGGCCTTTGCTGCTGCTTCGGCTTCATTGAGCTCTCTGCTCAGTGCATTAGCAACGGTGTACGCTGCGAGCATTTCGGCTTTGATTACTTTGACTGATCGCATTTGTAACTCCTGTAACGTCTTATCCAATACAGCGATTATACGCTGATTGCAGGAAAAGTCAAGAGAATTCTGCAATAGAATCAAAGTAGTCAGCTACTCTCTTCTGAAGCGTCGTATAGAAATCGCGTATTTCGTGCAGTGCTTGAACGGGATCTACTGACGATGACCGAAAAAATATACCGAAACCATGCTCCCTGCTCCATTGCAGTAATTCTGCGTCAGTCGGTCGGACTAGTGCTAACGACATGATGTCTCCCAAGACATTATTTATCATGCTTCTTATATCTGTATTATACAGACACTATGGCGAAAGTCAACCAGTTTCTATATTCTTTTTCTACGATAGTTCTTGACTTTTCGCCATGTATCGCGTATAATCATGGTATTAGAAGTGTAGGAAAAGCAATGATACACATAAAGAATACAGCACGAGATTTACTACGGTTAGGGTTCACCGGGTATAGGTTTATTGGTAACCCGACTTATGCCGCTCAGTGGATTGAGGAACGGTTTAATCCGGACGACTACTGGCAACTAGAGGGGATCACCATCTTTGTTCGGAACCTAACCGCAGAAACTATGTTGCGTCTAGCGTTCCATGATCGGATCCTAGACACTGTTGTGATGCAGCGTAATGGTCAACTAAAAGTGAAGGAGAACAGAATTGTGTGAATGCTATCAAATTGGTGGCCCATGGATTGACTTCGATCCGAGCTGTCCAGAACACGGCCACGATGCGCAACGCCGAGAGCGGGAAGCCGAGGAAGAACGTAAAGCAGCCGCTGACCGCGAAGCTGATCTCGACGCCCGTATCGAACGCCTCGAACGATTGATCGACGAACAAGCAGAACGCATTGCAAATCTCGAAGATGACAACCGCGAACACAGGGGCGACATTCTTAGCTTGACCCGCCAAGTTGACTACCTAGACAGCGATGTTCGGACCATTGAACGCCAAGTCAACTCCGACTAATATGGACGACACAGAACGAAATATTTTTGACATACTACGCAAGCCGGTGTGGATGACGCAGGTACGAATCTTACTTACAACCGAGAATCCTGATCCGCCCGATCATATCAGTAACCGAGTAAAATCAATCAAGCTTATACGGCAAGAACTAAGTATTGGGTTGTTTGAGGCAAAGGGTGTGATGGATAAGGTACTCTTGTTGCTGTCTCCAGACAAAATCGGGCCCGAAACAATGCAGTCCGCCAGACTAAATGATCGGCTTTGTGATCTAGCTAAACAAATCGCAGCATAACCTAAGGAAAAGAAATGATAATTTACAAATACCCTCTCGTAATAACCGACACGCAAACCGTTCATCTACCGTACAACGCAAAAATTCTTACTGCGCAAATGCAGGGCGAGGATTTGCGACTGTGGGCATTGGTCGACGAGCTCGAAAATCTATCCCAACCTGTCAAAATCGCAATCTACGGCACAGGCAATCCTATCGAGGGTGATGCCGGCACCTATATCTCCACTGTCCAACTGCAAGGTGGTGGCCTGATTTTTCACGTGTTCGAGAAGGCTGTATCGGATCTGCTATGACAAAAATTGACCAAGCAATAGAATACGTCAAAATGGAACTCGGTTTCGTAAAAGACCCAATTGGGTATCAAGAGGCCGAGTATTACGTTAGCTGCCGAGCAAAAGAAGACATCCTCGAGGATGTTTTGTATCGGCTTGAGCAAATCAAGAAAGGAAAATAACATGGACCTCAATACCTCTGCATTTGTGGGTGAATTCACGCTGCGTGGAATCCGTCGAAGCAATGATCGAATTCAGTCCGACATTGAACCCGGGGCGTATCTCGATGAGTGGCCAGCAGAGTTCGAATTCAACGGTCGCACTTACACGCTGATCGAAATCAATTCGTCGTTCCCTGGTGGCAGAGAAGAGGCTCACTATGTCTGACACTGTAAAAGTCATTGAGGTCGAATGGACCTGGCGTGATCGCTGGTCTGGCCCAGAAAACAATGGGTACACCTATCACTGGAATACGGCAATCGCGAAAAAATATATCGCCGATTACTGGGATTCGATGCCCGATTCGGTTCAAGAAGAATACAACAGTCCCGGAATCCTATGCATAGTTGACGTAAACCCTGTCTTTGCGCTGTTAGTTGAAGGCAAAGGCACCGTCAAAACCAATGAGAAGATGGCATGAGTTATCTAGAAAAAGCATTGGCTTGGCTCGACTATGTCTACGTTGCTATTGGGTATGTCGTTCTGAAAGCAATTCTCAAGCCGTTTTTGAAATACTCCGAAACCGCCCGAGGCGTTGACGAGTATTGGACTGTCTTGATGGGCAACACGAAGAAGCCCGAGTAGCACTCTTGATTAACCACAACCTAAGGAAGTAAAAATGGAACTCGAAATTACCGCAACACGCACAGAACCAATGCCGAAAGAACTGAAGAAATGGATCAAAGGATTCTGTCAAGGCAAAGAACATGTCGTAGTTGCCCATCGGATGGCCCACTCTAAAGAGCATCTGGGCAACGTGACTCTTGAGGAGTCGTTAAACTTGATCCGTTATAGTGAGTTGTTTCAGGCGTATGTTGGCGAAGGAGAAATGCACAATCCAGCACGACAAGAGCTCGTCAAGAAATACGTTGCTGACTGCGTTAAAAAGATCGTCCTCGCAAAATTCGACAAAGCGTATTACTGCGGCGACTAATCACAGGCAGCATTAGCAAATTCGGATAAATATATGAATGCGATCAAACGAATTCATAACTGAAGGGCGTCGTGGCCTTAACAACACGAACCACATAATCTACTGTCTCAAAAACAAGGTCACCGGCGATATTTACGTCGGTGTCACCTTGGCAGGTAAGGATCCAGACCACTCACTCAAAGTTCGATGGCAGAAGCACGTCCGACGTGCGCTAACAGAAAAACGTCAGTGGACCTTATGTATCGCTATCCGTAAATACAAGCCAGAGAACTTCGAGACTAGCATCTTAGAAAAAGTCAAAGGCAAACTCAACGCGCACCGTCGGGAACACGAGATCATCTCCGAACTCAAGCCGAAGCTGAATGTTGCGCACTATGAATCGAAAGACAAATGAAAACCATTCTAGTCATCGACGATGCCGAAGTAATCCAACTCATCACTAAATCTGTTCTCGGGCACGACTTCCACATGGTCGAAGCTACTGATTCGGATACTGGATTGATGTTAGCACAAAATATTGTACCAGACTTGATCCTTCTTGACATTATGATGCCTGGAAATTTTGACGGTCTAGAATTGCTAGACATTATCAAATCTGATGCTACCCTATCCCACATCCCTGTCATACTAATGACCGGGCACGACTTCAACGGAATTGCATCAGCAATACGACATGGTGCTGTATCGTATTTCACAAAGCCGTTTAGTGTCTATCAACTAGCAGTTGCTGTCAAGGAAGCATTAGCATGAGACTAACAGACATACATCCACAGTTCGTGCTAGTTATGGGCGGCGCTGGATCAGGTAAAAATTACTTCATCGAACACCACCCAACGCTGTCACATTACACATTAATAGATGTCGACGCAATAAAGGGCAAAATGGGGCTCGATCTTGCTATGAAATCCATAAAACCGTCTATGATTGCGGCGTTTGACTCCAAAAAAGACGTCGCACATCCTACCACTGGCGCACATCTTAAAGGGCAGCAAAACAAGATCGCGATTGCAAAGCAATATGGTTACACGGTGACCCTAATTCTTATCGACACTCCAATCGAGCAGGCTATAGAGCAGGTCAGAAAACGTCGTCGTGAAGGCGGGCATGATGTTGGGTTGGAGAAGATTGTTGAGACAAACAAAAAGGCTCGAGAAAATTTTAATCTTCTCAAGCCCTTAGTTGATTCTGCTTTGATAGTTTAGTGCAACGTGTGAATCATCACTGAATCTGGATCAGCAATCCCAAACGCCTTAAAAATTTCCCTTACTTTTTCTGGTACCTCGAAGTAATCTAACGGCATGAATACTGATTTTAGTTCGCCGTCTGGACCCAAAACAAATCCATAGTCTTCATTGGTGATTTCATCATCAAACATTTCCACTCTTGCGTCATCGTCTTGCTCGTATTCGGGTGCATCATTGTTCTTAGACATTTGGTGTACCTCCTAGTTAATACCGCATTAGTATTTATGATTACACCGGTAATGAACTCAGCTGAATGTAGTAGTCTACTGTAAGCTTGACTAATTGGTTGACTATAGAATGTTCGGCTCCGAACGCGTTCTTATAGGCTTTATACATCGCAGTCTGTGACATATATTTGCTGTTAAGTTTTGGTGGCCGATGTTTTAGGTAGATCTCAACTGCAATAGAATAGGCATACGCATCGATCTCGTCCGGATTACCTAAATAATTCTGGTCGTTCTGCATGTGTTCGTCATCGTTCCCGCTAACAAACATCGTAGATCCAATGTCAAAATCGCGAGCTCGATATTGCCGTTGATGGACAATCTCGTGCCCACTGCATTCGATAAGATCAATACAAACCTGTGGCCAATCTATATCGGCAATCTTGATCGTTTTCTGATCCGGATTGTATGTGACGTAAATAGTGATCGATTTAGCGCCTGCTTCGTCATCGTGCGGATCATACAATCCGCCGATAATAATCTGATCGAGATCAACATTGCTGTCTCTGGTGGTGCTAACTCTCGAATCAACATTGCCTATTAGGCTACGAATAAATCTAGTAAGTTCGCTCGGGGTAAATTCTGTATCTTTAACTTCTTCCCCGAGCGACTTCATACTTTCGTAAATCTGAATCAGTGTCACAATGTGCCTTTATAAAATGCAGCTATCTTTCGGCGTAAAACAAATGGCCGTCGATTTGAGCGACAAACTTGAGCCGTTTAGCCCATGCCGGCTTAATATACGAGGCATGAAACGATGTTGCTCCTTCAATGATGTCGATCATTTTACCGTTGTTAGCAAGTAATTCGTTGGCTGCGCGTAGGCTTTGTATCCAGTTAGCACTATTCTTCACTACTGGAGGGCGTTTGCTACAGGTCCACGAAAACTGGCATACTGCGGTTTGCGTACTTTGACTACCTTCGTAAATCACCCCGCATATCGTTCTAGGATAGCTCGGTGATTTTAATCGGTTCAATACAACTTGACCTACTGCTATTTTGCCTACGTAGCTTTGGCTCCCAGCCTCGTAATAAATGTTATCAGCCATACACTGAAGATCATTTTTCGGGATCGGGACCGGTGTAGTATCTTCCTGTAACGCAAACGTCGGCTCTACTGTAGATTTAAACAGCCAAGCTGATGCTGCCTCGGCGGCACTTGGGTCTAATGGAGACTCGTCTCCCTCGGTAGCGTGGGCGGTGCCAATTACTGACAATGACTCAATTATTTGAGACACAGTTTCTAGCTTCTCGGTTACGTACGGTAACATCGAGTTTTGAATGTTAAGAAGTCGGGCTAATGAGTGATCAACTGTTGCAGTTATTTTGGAGTATAACTGTTCGGTATTACCGAAACTAAGAATAGCAACAAGGCTTAATGTTAACCATACAAAAACTGCGAATGACGACTTACTCGGGAAAAGATTATTTTCCATCGATTGGTTCTCCTTTCAGCAATTACAGATTTTAATGTCTGTTAGTTATTTATCACTCCAGTTAATGAAGCAATAACTAAATATTACAGGTTGTAAAGGAGTATGTCAAATCGTTTGGCTAAATTCGGTTATGGTACGAGGAACGGTGGTAACCCCTGGCCCTTCGGTCCAGTGCTATGGGTGTAAGGTTCTGCTCCAGTTAAGGTGCACATGATCCTCGTGGCCTGGCTTTGTGGCTTCCCGTTGTAGGAGATATGAACCCAGGTTGAGTTATGCTTCTCGTAGATGGTCTGAGAGAACGGCAGATTATTACTGATGATCCACTTAAACATCTCTTGATCCCGTGCTGCAGATCCAGTGGAAATATCTGCCGCGCAACCCAATCCGTGGTCAGTGTTCCCCATACCGCCAGATACTGTTCTGAACCCGCTGTTGAGCTTGTTGGTAGACAGAATATTGAATCCTGCTGCCATGATCGGATCTAAAATTTCTAAGCAGAGTGCTGACCAGTTACATGCTATCTTGTTTGCAGTTAGCCCACGTTGATCGACTGGGATCTGTTGCGCGTGAGACAGCTTGAAATATTTGCTGACCTGAATCTGCATCTCGTTCGTTGTGATCGTTGCTGGAAACTTGCTACAGCTAACGTATTCTGTCGGATTAGGTGCAGGAGTATTAGGTGCATCAGTGGCTTTCGGCATATAGGTTGCATCTGCTGCTACAACTGCTTTCTGCCCCTCTTCTGTGTTTTCGTACACTGGTGCACCGCCTATCGATAACACTCCAGGCGCGATTACTGCGAAGCTTGGGAATGGGCCGTTTCCGATGAAGACTGTTGGAGACCCTGTTACGATTACATCACTGTCTGAATCGGTGTCACCCATTCTAGCTGCTTGTGGCATATTATTCCTTAGAGTGAGGTAGGGTGGGCCATTTCTGACTTAACCGCTTCGATAGCACCTGTTGCTTTTAAGGCAACCACTGATGCAGCTCTACCCAATGATGCGTTTGACCCGATGTTTCCGAACAACTCGTGAAGGGTTGCGTCAATTTGAAGCAATGCATTAACTATTGCCTGGGCATCTGCTGAAATAATTGTTGGTTCCGTTGGCATAATGTTATCCTAAGATGATTCCAGGTTTGCGTACAGTTTCGATTCCGGTTGTCAACTTGCGATAGTGATCAGCAACTTGCTCTGCGGATAGGTTATCTAACACCACCTGGCGTTTCGATAATCTAAAAGTTTGCCCCGGCACAACCGACATCATTGGAGGTGCAAATTGAATTCCTCCTTCTCGTAGAGGTACTACGAGCAATGGCTGGTCGATTACCCATTGCTCTCCGTCGTCGTGTTCCATCTTTGCTACAATTTCTTCGCCGTTGATCAGCTTAAATGATACTATCGATCCTGCTTCGTAAAATACTTTTTCCAATTTATTTCCTCTTATTTAGGGTTATACCACATGCCAGTGAATGGCATCAATAAACTACTTTCGTTTACTAGATTTTGTTCCGGATAATGATCACGCCGTTCTAGTATCCAACAATAGCGATGCAAGTCTGGGCTACTGTCATCGGGATATACATTGATATCAGTAACCCTAGGGTCAGCAATGCGCTCTGTCTTAGTATCAAAAATCATCGGCTGCAAGCCTAATGCAGGCAGAGTCTTAGTCCATAGTTTCCTTCCGGCCCAAGTTTGCTCTAGGTCACTTTGCAGCGACTTATTCAACTTCTCTTTAACGTACTTATACAACTTACCTGCCAGCTGTTGGCCTTTATACGGGTCATACGTTGCTATATTCTTAGATTGCCAGACTTTGCCGTTAATCCTGCTACGAAAACCTGCATATGCTGCTATTTTTCTATCGTCGTCAGTTAAAATCAAAACACGATCATGCCCTTCTTCGAGATAGTTCAACATAAAATTGCGGTCAAACATCCCCATCGGATTAGACGCAATTCTATGTTGTTCAGCAAGAGAATACGGAAATTCATTGTCTCCCACCATTTCGATCTCGTTGATTTTCATTTTAGATATAACCTTAAATTCAGTCTTAACCACACTATCCGCCCCCACAAGCATAAATACTTATGCGAACAAGGATATTATATGAATATTTATCAGCATACTAACCCCGATAAAAATAACACGCCATTCACTTACTTGATAGGCTGGTCAGCCCTCAATAAATGGTACTACGGTTGTCGGTATCGCAAAGGATGCCATCCTACAGACTTGTGGACGACTTACTTCACAAGCTCCGACGAAGTAAAACAATTTCGTAGAGAGCACGGTGAGCCAGATGTTATTCAGGTTCGACATGTTTTCTCGGCTAATCAGCAAGCCAAACTATGGGAGTCACGAGTCCAAACTGCTATCCCTCGCACATCAAGAATCCATTGGCTCAACAAAAAGTTTGGTGACACGTTTGCTAATGTTGTAGATGGGTTTACTGGCAAAAAGAAATCTGCAAAATCTAAACTCCGCCAAAAAGAAACTATGATGCAAAAGTACGGCGTAGAAAACGGCGGCCAAACTGAAAAATCTAAAGCTACTGCTAAGGCACGAATGTTGTCACCAGCAAATCCGTCATACCACCAAACCAACGCGACGAAGAAAAAAATATCAGAAACTAACCTAACCAACATGGCGAATATGACTGCCGATGAACGGTCAGCTAAGTTCGGATCTTGCGGTGAAAAGAATCCGTTCTTTGGCAAGCATCATTCTCCTGAACTACTCGCAGAGATGCAAATCAAAAAATCAGCCGCCTGGGCTAAAAATAAAAGCTGTTGGATGCATACCCCGACAGGAGAGAATATTCGCGTTCATTCTATAGACGTTGAAACTGCTATAGCATCAGGATGTAAAAAGGGGTATGCTCCGGGAACACACCCCAATAATACACGAAACTACTCTAAAAAATCAATCTAAAGAGCAGGCGCCTCCTGCACATGCGGCCTCCATCGTATGAGCTGTCAAATCAGTCCCTTCGATAACCTGAGTCAGATCGATGTCATGCAAATTTTGCACCAATGCTTCGAACTCTTCCTTCGTGCAGTTGGTGAAAGGTGCTTGAACATACGTGCCGCCGTCGAAGGGTAGAACAGCAACGCCATTGTACTCGTTACGATTGTTCCACATCCACTCGCCTACTGGTTCCCATTCACGCGGCTTGACTGAAATCGTGCAAGATACGTTGTGACGCTGCTCGCCAGATACGTGGCCCGGGACGATCCATTCTTGGCTCACCTTACGAACACGCTTGAGCAACTGGATCGCTGTTTCGGTACGCATGATGGCGTTCTCTGGTGCCTTCTGCGGGAACGATACAACTGCCTCTAAGTGTGGCTTGAACTGGCAGTCTTCGATAAGCATCGGGAAGTTTTTCTGGAGGTAACCAAACAACGGTTCATTCTTGCCAACGCGAACACGGCGAATGTAGTAATCATTGTGCCAACCATGGATGCCGGATGCTGAACCAACAACCAACGATGCTGTACCACTTGGTTTCGTCAACGTTGTACGAGCCGCTGCGTTGATGCCGATGATAGCTGCAACGCGCTTGTTTTCTTCAACAACCTTTTCAGCTGCTTCGGTCATGTTGAGCCCTAATACGCGACCCGATGCGATGCCAGTCATACCTACGCCAAGCAATGCTTCCTTCTCTGTTGTGTCTTTCCAGATGCTACGTAAATAGTGGAAGTTTGTGTAACCAGCTTGCAACGTACCGATGAATGCTGCGGCTTTGGCGCGTTCGTTGTAATCTTCTTGCGATTCAACATCATCAACGTTGAGCTCAGTAAGGTTACAGAACTGGAACGGATTCAGTGTTGCTTCAACGCAAGGGTTCGAAAGGATTTCACGATTGTTTGTGAAATACACGCCTGGCTCGCCCGATCCTGATCCTTCAATACGCTTCCACAGATCAAGGAATTCGCTCTTTGTAATCTTGTCACGTTCGAGGACGACTGAGTTGTTAGCACGACCGCGCTGAGGATTCAATTCCCACCACGAGCCAGCTTTGCACGAGATCATATCCATGTCGTCTAAGCTGAAGAATGCAATCATAGCTGCGCGACGAATACCTCCGCTCAACACTGCATCAGCAATGTGGCACATGATGTCGTGACATTCGATGCTCGTTAGCTTGCGCCCAATGGCAGTATTCAAAATCTTTCGGATTTGGTCGATACAGATACGTAATGGGTCCGGACCTGGTGCCTTGCCACCTGCTGTGATTAGCTGTGAGCCTTTTGCACGAATGTCGCGATAGTCAAAGTCTGGATCCGACTTGCCGCACGAATACGCTTTGAACAATACCTTAACCGCATCTGCCCAACCTTCAATCGAATCGCCTACTAAGAAGCGACGACGCTTTGGTGCTGGCCCTTGTATAACTGGTAATTTCGCGATGTGATGTTGTTGAACACTGTAGCCGAAGCCCGTGCCGCCAAGCAGTAGTTCCATTGCCTCAGCAAAGATAACCGGGTGGTCGACTGGCGCATAAGCACAGTTGAAAATTCTTGTGTTGTTGAGTTCGATAGGTCTGCCGCCAAACTGCATTGACCGCATAGACGGCAATACTTTCTTGGTGTAAACGAACTTACGATAGACTTGCTTGATTTCTTCCTTCAGTTGCGGGTATTTTCGTATGTGCATCGACATATTACGATCACAGATCTCTTCCCAGGTCTCACGTCGACCAATTTCCGGAATGAACTTAGCATACTTTTGAAACACTATAACATCGCTCAATATTTTTTGTGATACATCCATTTTTTCTCTCTCTCAAATTATGTTGTCATGTATTTACGTCCGACACGGAGGTAATGACATATTCCGTGTCCATTTCTTTTGTGCTACAATTGCTGATGGTGCGAAGACAACGACAGATACTCGGTACTACTTTTTAATATTTCGATAGGTGTAAATCTTCTGAGGAATAGACCTTGTCTATTGATACATCTTTACTAAGCTGCTCATTACTTATGACGGTATCGAAGATGTAATTCAGCACATATTTTCCTCGATCAATCAACACTAGATTGTAATTTTGGGCAGTAGAACTGTCCACTATTGTCTCTAGTAAAAATTCGTGTTGCTTTCCGTGACTTGATAGAGCTAAGGTATAGAACATTCCTAAGGCTTTAGCTAAATCGTCAAATTTTCCGTCATCAATAAGTTCCCATGGCGTAGGCCAATCTTCTGGCGATTGCCGGTCGAGGTAATGATTAACGAATGGGGCATAACTCCACAAATGGGCAGTTTGTTGTACTGCCTCTTCGAACGGAAGAGTCCCGATTCGGGTTCGAAACTCTTTCCATGCAACAAGTCTTTCGTCAGACTTCAAATTCCACATCTTCTCTCTTTCATGTTAGGCCGAGAAGCCAGTTAGTGCTACGGATAATTCTAGCTAGATGTTCTTGATTACGGTACAAGTAGCACGTTTGATGGTGCTGATGGTGCGCTCTCACCAATCGCGTTGATTGCTGTGACTGTGAAAGTGTATGAACTGCCGTTCCCCTGCAACCCGTCAACTAAGATCGGAGATGCGTTTCCTACAAACACCGTAGTGACTGGGTCAGTTGCGACGTGATATGACGTGATTGGTGACCCACCGTTGTTTAACGGTGCGTCAAAAGTGATAAGAGCTGATGCCATGATAGTTCCTTTAAATTAAGCCAACGATGCGACAACGTTAGTTGGTGCATCTGGTACTTCTAATAGTGATGCGACAACGTTAGTTGGTGCATCTGATACGGTGCTAACCAAAGTAGCAACAACATTTTGCGGCGAAGAAGGTGCACTAATAATCAATGCCGCTGCTACGTTAGTTGGAGCGTCTGGTACTGAGTCAAGTAATCTTGCTGGTGCAGTGCTTCCGATTAATGTTCTACTTGATAACGTGAGTATAGAGTTAAATCTCTCAACTGACGAGGTGTAGGTTAGTTCAACTGTATTGTTATTTAGCGTTGGGACAAGGCTGATCCCAAGATCGTCAGTCTCAACATAATCATCGGAAAACGTGGTTTCTCCAGCGATCGGAGTGATGTGTAATGTTCCGATGCGCTTCTTGCTCCCAGTTAGGGAATTACGAACTACGGTGTATTCAATGATAGTCGGATAATCCTCAAAGCCAATCACCCCCACTGTAATCGGAGTCAACACCCCATCTGCTAAGACAGTGTCACTACCGCCTGCCGTATGCAGTTTGCCTAGTATGGTACGCCCATCTGACAGAGTCGCAAAACTTGCCTTACCATTGAGATCAATTGCAGGAATTGCTGAGCCAGACGAACGAGCAAACGTATCGCCGAAGCTATAGCAGTTGTCGCCGTTGAAGTAAATTACAGATGAATCCGGAGTTGCTTCGGTCTCGGGTAAAACAGGAATACGCTGACCGTTACCAACATTCTTGAAGGTGTTAAACGCGCTAACGAGGTGCGATACTGGGAATCCGTTAGGGCCGCCGCCGACAATGCCTTCCTTCGCTACCCGGTCAAACATCGAATGCGATATTTTGATCTCGGACGGTGATGGTGGATCAATGTTCATCATCCCAACTGCTACTCCTTGGTACAGGTCAAAGAACAATCCACTAATAACGTTGACGTTGGAGGTCGAATCCTTTGTAAATATGCCGTATGTTTTATCTGCAAAGTCGCAGTTAGTAAGATAGATGTTGGCTGGAGGTGTGACGAAGCCCGGTACTGTCGGAGTTACCTTACTATATTTGATCCTAAGGCTTGCAGTCGGAGCAACAGGCAGTAGCGTCGGCGGTGGTAATGTAGGATTAGGGTCACCTTGCATTCTCACGCGATTAAACCACACATCCACGGTCGCATCTAACACAATCACATCATTGCCGGTGAGATTCAAAAAGGTGATGCCGTCGATTTCGATATTGCCAGGGGCAACTACAGATAATCCCAGTTCTGTCATTTTCGCCATATCAGGCGACCCGGCAGCGCATGGTTGCCCTGCGTCAGTTTGAATAATGAATGTTGAATTTTTTCCGTCGCCTTTGAGCTTGACGTAAGGCAGCAAACGAATGTAGTCGCCGGATAACTTGTAGGTCCCTGCTGGTACATATAACGTTCGACGCACCGCAGGAGTGTCTTTAACTTTTGAGGCTTTGTATAGTTGTTCGATTGCGCGATTGAATGAGCCTACAGAGTTATACACTCCGTTCCCCATAGACGTGGTACCAAAGTCACGAATATTAGCGAAGTCGTCGAACTTATCTTGCATTGAACGAGTAACATCTGTTGATGCCGATTCACCCGTTTGCACTTCATACCCGCCAAGCAATCCTTTGAAGGTGTATAAGTTATTTAGGCTGAGAACAGCACTGTGAGCGGTCAAGATCTCAGTGTTTCCTAACTCTGGTGCACCTTCTTCGTGAGTGCCGTTACCAATGAACAACCTACGTTGATCTATCGACCAGCCAAGCTCTGCGCTGGCTAGTGATTCCGGTAAGTCTTCCTGTAGGCCTCGTCGTTGTTGTATGCGCGATATCTGCAAAATCATTCGTGTATTCCTTTTACTCTATCTAGTATTTATGCAAAAAGGAATCAAGCAACGACTGAATAATATTTTTCTACCCTCGACCACCATTGGTCAGCCCAGTAATCAAACTCTTCGCCTTCGATGACCCATTGCTGGTATTCACAGGCTCTACTGCACATCAAAATCACGCCAGTGCGAATGTTTGTCTTGTAGACTTCGTTGTGGGCCAAGGCGTAGGCACATAGCTGAAGCTTGTAATCAGTAACATATTCATCCTTCTTTGGCTTGTTGGTTTGTTTGTAATCGAAGATTGCTTCGTTTCCCTTCCATAGTCCGGCGCCGTCTGTTGACCCTGCATAGAGACCGGGAAAATATAGCGGGATTTCAACTCCCCATAGTTCGTTGAGATGGATCAGTCCCTCGTTGATAATCTTCTGCGCCATCGGATGAGCGATCTTCTGTACCATGTTTGTACCAGGCGGCTTTGATAACCCTAGTGTATGTTCCTCTAGGAGTTTGTGCATTACGGTACCAACACCAGCTGCCTCAGTTGTGATCGTCTGAGCCTTTTGATGGCCAACAGCATCACGCCATTTTTGCAGGCCGTCGAGCTTCTCTTGTGGCATTGTGGCAGACAGAATTGTCGTAACGGATGGTAGCTTCTCCCCGGTTGGGGTAGAGTAAAATCGTTTGCCGTTGATTGATTGCCTACTCATCGAAGCGTAGTCGAATTTTGGCACTACTAGAGTTTGTGTATTCATCTAACTATGTTACATGGTGCTAGGCACCGATTGCTACCGGTTTGGTAACTTAGCTGCGTTTATTTGCTGCGGATTGTGCCATGTTCTGGACAGTATCTTCTGGATTCATAGCTTGATCTTCTTCGTTATCGAAGGTCTCGTCCTCTGAATCGTCGTTATCTGACTTGAGCGTGATCTCGTCTTTGCTGAAAGTCTTGATCAGGTTTTTGACTGCTTCGTCGCTTTCGAACGCTGACGTAAGAGCGTGGTAATCAAACATTGACCGACCTGCATTACGGACGAGTTGAATGACGCTGTCTGTGCGCAACGTAGCCGATTCGGCATCATCCTCTGACCGTTCTTTCAGGTAGAGCAGAATCGTGATCAGATCCTCGTTCTCCGAATCGTCGGGTCCTTCTGTTAGCCATCCTTCTGAAATGATTTCGCGGATTTTCATTACAGTCCTCGATTCGAAGCACGGCCAGCCATTGCGCTGACTGTTGCTGCGTTCTTTTGTTTCATTTTGGCTGGATCGGATTCTGCTGATTTTTCGTTCTTCACAGTAAGAATGTCTGAGGAGAACTTAACCTTTGTTGGGTTGATCGAGTCAATGTATTTTCGAACCTCGCTGTTTTGATTGTTTAGAGCAATCAAATCTTTGAGCAAGAATGGTTTGCCGGTAGCCTTAACCACTGCGTTAGTAATGACTGTTGGCTCGACATCAGTGTGACCTTGAGCAATAAGCTCGCGTAAGGTTGACGTTACTGCTACTACAGTCTTATCACCGGTGCCTGGCTCGACTTCCCAGTCTGCGGATGGTTCGGAAGTATCACCTTCGAGATCCAATGCAGGGTCCATCTCTTCGTCAAAATCTTCACAAATAATTTCGTTAATCTTCATTCTACTTCCCTTTTAGCTGCATATCGAATATCATGGTCCCAGTCTAAGAATTCAAAGTATGAAATTTCGTTGTTCTGAACTGCATCATATGTTATCCGAACATCTGGTTCATTTAGATCTTCGTTGATAGAATCCATCGACTCAATCAGCTTGCGCATATCGGCCATTATCGACGATCCCTACCTAACGGAGCATCACCACCTGCATCTGCGTCGGACCCGCTAAGGTCTTGATCCATCGGAGGCTGTTCTGCTGGGTTCATTGCTGCTGGATCTTGTGGCATTGCGTTTGGATCCATACCCATTGCTGTTGGATCTTGTGCGACTGCGGTATCTTCACCGGTCAATGCTCGTGCGCTAGCGTCGAGCTGCTCACGTGCTTGTGATACTTGCTGCGATAAGGTCATTAACACTTGACCAACTGTATTCTTGAATGCGTCGGCTTGTTCGCTGCCGATCTGATCGCGAATCGAGTCAAGCAATGCTGGAAGCTGTTCGTTCTGCATCTTGCCAACTTTTTCGATCATGTCTTGAGTGGTGTCGACCATATCTTTTGCTGCTAAGATAGCTGCTGCGGTTCCAACTTCATCTTCATTGAGGCGTTGCACTTTGTGAGCGTCAATCCAACGTGACAGCCCTTCGTAAACGATGAGCATTTCTAGGTACTTCGGATTCTTTTCAGCAGTGTGAATTGCGCTGCTCTTACGAATGCGTGTGACGGTTTCTAGAATCTTGTCACGCATTGCGTTAGCTTTTGGCAGCGTAATTGATTCGTAGTCTAGTTTGAACCCGAATCGGCTCTCGGTGACTTGGTTTAGCTTCTTGAGCGACGGAGTTTGTGGCAAATCAGTTAATTTCATGTTGGTTTCCTAAGCAAAATGTGTTCCATGTAGTATTTATGGCGAATGGCAAACTTCTGTTACATTGTCTATTCACCGCATTATGTACCTAACTTTATTTATGATCTTTTCGAATTCTTGTTTAGCGCGAACTAATTTTCGTTTAGCGTCCTCGTATTTACTTGAGTATAAATCAATTTTGAATTGATCGTTATCTAAGTGAGCATTATCTAATCTAACACGGAATATCGACTTATCTAAATCCAATTTCCCTACCTGCCAGTCTGCATCACGTAACTCTGCTGCATCTTTAGTCCTACGCAAATAATTCAACACACAGAAAAATATAGCACCTCGCTTATCGTTAAATTCGATGTCGTCGACCTTCCAACACACGGTCGATATTTTTTCTACCTTATACGTTCCTACTAAATAATCACCCGTTTGCAAATGAATACACACAGGCAATTCACTGTTGAGTTGAAGGTCAGCTAGCTCGTTTTTTGCCCATTGAGTTACGTGCTGTAACTTTGCGTCTTCAGTCGTCTTTGATTTTTTTGCAGAAGATGATTTTCCCGTCGGCATTTTTTCTCCTAGACACTACGTCCTTAGTCACTAGGTTGTTAGCAAGAAGTTGCTCACGCTCCGACAGCTCTGATTTGAGGAGGTCAGCCTTCTTGCTAATTTTGTCTAGCACTTCGGATTCTTCATTTGTAATAGGCACCGTGATGCCCGACAGGAGTTCATGTATTTTCATTACGTATTTACCTAAATCGTAAACGATTCAAAAAAGATATTCTTCTTCGGTCCGGCGACGATA